ATTTACATTACAGTTCTTAATGATCATATCATCACCCCAGTTTTGCTATCAGAACCTGAGTACCGGTACTATACAAGTCTAAAGCTCCGCCAGATGTTTGTAATGCCATGACATAGACAATTTCTCCGCTGCTACGATATATAGGGTAGGTTAGCGACAACCGAGTTTGAGCATCCTTCTGTGTTACAGGTTGCACCATAATTGGTTGCTCGCCAGAAATTCCTATCTGTCGTCGACCATTCGGGTTGTGAGCAAATGCGCCAATAAACGTAATCAGGTATAAACCTGACTTTAGTATTTTTATCCCCCCATCTTCCGTCAATTCGCAAAAGTCAGCAGCACGATCTACTTTGTTAAGAATTATTCGNGTGGNTNNTGTGTAGNTGTGTGGAATAGACTGAGCTGNGNTTATACCATATATTCCAAGCTNCGCNCTTTCTGCCAAATGCGTCCCAAGGGCCTGATCCAAATCATCTATCTGTTGCTGGAGATTTCCTGCAGCATCGGAACTAAGCTGGTCCTTCATCCTATCAAACCATGTCAGGAAGCTATCTTCAAATTGTGCAAAGAGATCCGTTGTATCGATTTGATTAACTAAACCCTTTACAATGCCACAATAGTTGGCGTTCATCCTTAAATCTGTAATATCAGCTTGATTAATACTTACAGCCCCAGCATTAACAGNTATATCTGCAAGTCCAAGCTCGTACGCATCAACATCTCTTTGTAGGGCAGGAGCAACAGGACTGCTTGCGAAAGCGCCTTTTTTAACTTCCAGCCGAATTTCCCTATCAGCGATATCATACCTGACTACTATTCTGTCGATTCGGCTTAAAACACCGTCGGCAGGATCCAGGGTCAGGGTATAATCATCATCGTTTATAAGAATGTAACCATTAATCCAGGCCCTGCCCGCTTTTACTGTTACCGTCATGTCATTATTAGCCATTACCTGGAGTCCATTGCCGGGGTTAGGAAATACTCCGTTCCCGATAAAAGACGCAAAATATTCTGCAAATCTTTCAGCGCCATATTTTCTGTCACCGTTTATAGAATTAAAAAAGCCACTTCGAATTGCCATTATCTCACCACCTGCTTNATTTTATCTATTAGAGTTGGGACATTGTTGCCAAACGTAATGTTTACGCTGAACCCCTGTTCTTCGTATATTTCCTCGATTTCAGTTATTCGGGTGTCCACTGTGATACCCCACTTTTTAGACATACATGTCACAATATCGCCTAAGTCAAAGTCATGCTTATATTTCAAATTAGAANGTAGATTGACTTTACTTTCAAACGTCAGCACTTCTCTTGTTTCCGCCAGTTTCGCCCTGCCCCTCTCGGCAAGCATCCCCCGGTAGTCAACCAGTGGGATAGGGTTGTTGTCCTCGTCCTTGTCCTGCAAGTCCCTTGCATCGACAAATAGTTCGTACCGGTCCAGTCCTTGACCGCTTTCTATAGCCACCAATTCACGGTCGATGCCTTCGCCTGCACCGGCAATTAAAGCTGTGTTCCGGTAGTTATTCAGGCTATCGGTGTATTCCTGTTCAAGAATATTTTCGAATTCCCGAGAGAATATTACCGGCGGGTTGATACCATTATCAGCCGTTCGATCCAGGCCCTTATAAATATCGAATATTATTTTTTTGTTTGATACATCTATCAACGTCCGAATACCCAGCTCATTTGTGGTTGCAATTTCTTCTACAGTTTCGAGTAGGTTTCGGTAGCTTACCTGCAGGGTGATGCCCCCGGAATATCCCTTCATGGTCCCGAGGGCCAGAATATTGATCTTCCTATTCGCATTGGTAGGATTAATAACGTTTTTGTTGATCAATTCCCTGATCGCATTTTCAGCAGTTGTGTTGAAGTTTTCCATGCCCCAGATGATGCGCCTGCTCAGGTAACCAGTCAGAAACTTACCTTTCACGGCCAGCGTTTCTTTCCCATCAAGCTCCTGTTTCAGGTTTCTGTGCTCAATATATCCTGCCTCGAGGTCATCCCTTTTCCAGACAATATTTCCCCGCTGAAGCAGGCTGACCGTCTCGGGAGTCAACCCGCAATGTAACTCAAATTCCCCACATTTACTATATCTTCTAGTCCAAATCAAGCTAAAAAAACTTTCAAGTATTCCCTGAAAGTTTAAATCTCTATCGAATATATATAATTCCATCATCACACCCCCAAATACTGTGGAGCATAGTATATAGATACTTCAAGGTTATCTATGCCATTATCCGCATCATAGCGGAACAAATTATCTCCTGGTTCTAATTGCAAAAAAGTGCTATTCAAGTCAATCCAATTGAAAGCATTGCTAACAACTCCGTTTTTATTTAGTTCAACTCTTTTGTCTCCAAATCCAGTTGTAACAGTTATTATTTCTCCAGCTCCCATAGTCTTGTTTATTTTGAAATATTCCCTTGTATTAATGTTGAACAACGATGGGTTTACAACTGTTGCTAATGCTTTAAATTGAATCCTCATTCCGCAGGCTACATCGCCTTTATTGAATATATTTACAATCAAACTAGGCTCCCTATATCCCATTTCTATACCTTCTTCTACAATCTCTAGTGGAAATTCAAAAGCAGGTCGCCATATTGCTATTTCAGATTTCANGGTGCTAATATCCTGCCAATAGGGATTGGGACATATTAAATCGACTAAAAAAGCCTGTATATTAAAAGCTTTGTTTTCCTTTGAGAATTTTGGAGCTGTTTCAACCTGGCACCTGATCCGTCTCTTAACATCTCCATATTCATACTGCAGCCAGCCCTGAGTTTTGGGGCTGAAAACCCTGAGCAGCTTGCCCCTGTACTGTGCTATTTCCTCCTTCGTTTTGCCTGTTATAAGCCCCGTAAGCTGAAGGTTCCTTTCGGCCAATACAACATTTGTTATTGTGCTTCCATCCTGATCTACCCCGGATACTTTTGTTATATTTGCGCTTGTCCCATCCTGACCAGCAAATCCCTGCAGGAAATACGGGAAGGAATATCCTACCTCAATGCTTTGGCCATTATCATTCTCGTATATTACCCTTTCACTCATTTCCTTCCCTCCTTAAAAGCCTAGTGCTAACTGCTGCATATTCTTTTTAATCTGCCTTGCCAGCTCTGCCGGACTCGGCTGCGGATTATAAACATTGATTATCGTGTCGCCACCGGAGACTGGGAACTGCCCGGATGTGTTATAAAAACCACCTGCTGCCGGGGCGGTTGCAGGTATCATGTTTCGTGTTATGTTTAATGTAGGACCTTCAAAAGCGTCCGGAACGGCTGCAGCCATTTCTCTTGAAACATCTTTCATGCTCTCAATGAATCCTTCACCAATACCCAGGGCAAGGTTTTTGCCCACAATGTCCCTGAATACCGTAGATGGCGATCTAATGCCCAGCACATTTTTAATACCGCCCAAGATGCTTTCGCCAAGCTTTTTGAAATTAATGCTTTTAATGCCCTGCCACAGCCCATTAACTATGCCTTTGATTATATCTAAGCCAACACTGAGCCAGTTTACTGATGTCAGCCCATCTATTATGGCAGCAATAATTTCAGGTAAAGCCCGTATAACTGCTGGTATGCCCTGTGGTAAACCTTTTGCAAGTGCAACTATAAGTTCAATTCCTGCTCTAATGAGTGCCGGCAGATTATTCACTAAAGCTTGAGTAATAACAGGAATTAAAGCTATTATAGCCTTTATGAGCTGTGGAATAGCGTTGGTTATACCTTGTATTAAACTCGTTAACAGCTGTATTCCAGCTTTAATTATTAACGGCAAATTCCGTATTAGGGTATCTGATACTTTCTGAATCAGCTCAGGCAACATGCCTAATAGTTGCGGAACAATCTTATTAAGACCGTCCAACAATCCTGTAAACAGCTTTATTGCAGCATCTATGATTACTGGAAGAAGTACCGGTACCTGTGGTAAAAGACCATGTATTAAGTCTGTAAATCCTTTAATGAGCGTTGGTAGAATAGTGTTTATTGCATCAGGCAATACTGCTGATATAGCAGTTACTAAGCTTATAATTATTGCATTAAATCCTTTTAAAAACGTAGGTAATTGAGCAGCAATTTGAGAAATAATTTGTTTGCCCGTATTTATCAGATCGTTTGTAAGCTTTTGCTGTGCTGNAGCCATATTCTTTCCACTGAATATTTGTCCAATGGACCCGGTTATCTGGGGAATCATGGTACCAATTAAATCTGTGGTTTGTTTAAAACCTCCTGCAAATACGCCCGCAAGAACATTCCCAGCCTGCCCAGCATTGGCTTTCAAAATATCTACCGAATCATTGAATTCATTCAGATGATCGAGTGCTTCTTGGCTTAAGATAAGTCCTGCCGCCTGCGCCGAATCGCCCAGTTGTTTNAGGACCTCAGCACCGCCTTCAATAAGGGGATTTAATTCTCTTGCAGACCTGCCAAATATCTGCATTGCAATGGCGTCCCGTTCGGTTTCGTTCTCGACTTTGCCCAAGGCAGCAATCACATCGTTAAAAACCTCTTCGCTATCCCGTAATTTTCCCGTGGCGTCAGTAATGGGAACGCCCAATTGCCTAAATGCTTCTTGCAGCCTTTTGTTACCGTCCCTGGCGTTCGCCATGTTTCTTATCATCCTAGACATGCTGCCAGTCATGGTTTCTAGGGAGACATCGATAAGATCAGANGCATATTGAAATTTCTGAATCTGCTCNGTTGANAAACCNGTTGTGCCGCAAGGGTGTTTATATCGTCTGCAGCGGCCCCTGCTTTAACCGTCAATCCAGCAAGNGCNGTNCCAGCNGCTACTACGGTGCCCGTATAAACCTTCAGGCCCTTTCCCGCTATATTAACCGCGCTGGCCACCGTTTTTATACCGGCATCGGTAATCTGTGCCGAAACTCTTGCCGCTGTTTTTAGCCCATTGATTACTGGCTCCAGCTTAGAAGCCACTTCTACAATCTTGTTCTTTACATTCTCAAAAGCAGTGCCAATGACCGATACCGATTTTTGCTCTTCCTTTAAGCTGGACAGTTTCGCTTTTGTGCCTTCTAGTTCCCGCTGGAATGCCCTGTATTGCTCTGCACTTATCTCGCCGCGTTTAAATTGCTCGTTTACCTGCTTTTGAGCTTCTTCGAGTATGTCCAGCTTTTCCTTTGTTGCCGCAATCTCTTCTTTCAGAATTTTTTGCTTCTGGGAGACCAGAGTGACATTGTTTGGATCTAACTTTAAAGCCCTATCTACGGCTCTTAATTCGCTCTGTAGGTCCTTGGTTGTTTTATTGACATCCTTGAGAGCTTTTTGCAGAGGAGATGTATCACCACCAATGGTCACAGTAATGCCTTGTATGCCTTTTGCCACGTTTTCACCCCCGTTCTGGGCCAAATCGCTTCCTCAATGTCTTCCTGTCGGGCTTGGTCTGTTGCAGTAACCAGCATTTTTCAAGATATTCTCGCCCTTCTTCTGTTTGCATCAATTTGTATATATAAGCGTCTCTACGCAAACGTAAATATTCATCAATCGTCAATTCTAGGATTTGATAAT